GCGGAATTTACCATAGAGACGGGGTGAGACGCATGAGGTTTGACGGATGGGTTTTCATCGTATTCGTTGTGGGTGTCCTTGCGGGCATCGTTGCCATGCTAGTTTTCGGAGGTAACTGATGAAGTACCGTGGTGAGATAGTCTGGGATGAGATATTCGAGGGAGAGTCTGACTCTCATTTCTACCATGCTGAGGGTGACGAAGTTGATGGACTGTTCAACATACTCATGAGTTATGCAGAAGGTGACAACTGCCAAATCACTCAGGTCATGATTACAAAGCAGCCTAAGTGAATCTGCAACTAGAGGCTATCTACCACGATATAGAGGCAGACATTGCGTTTGCCCATCTTCGCGGTACTGGTGCCAAATTAGTCAAGGGTTACGGTCTAGATGAATACCCACCCATCATGTTCATTGGCGAGGCGCCAGGTGCGCAGGAGGATAAACGTGGAGAGCCCTTTGTTGGTGCAGCAGGACGAGTTTTGGATAGCCTATTGGCTGAAATCCCTCTCACCCGCGAGCAGGTCTTTATTACCAATGTACTCTCTTACAGACCTCCGAAAAATAGAGATCCCGTCGCTGATGAGAAAGCCGCCGCACTCCCCTACTTAGTTCGACAGATCAAGATTATCCAACCTCGTCTGATTGCGTTACTTGGCAAAGTTGCTCTATCAACATTCTTCCCAGCCGTGAAGATTAGTCAGTTTCATGGGGATCTGATCCAAGAAAGGTTCGTTCCCTTATATCACCCGGCAATTGTGGTATACGATCCTGGCCGCCGAGCGATCATGGTCTCAGACTTCCGAAAGTTGGTCGGTCACTTAGAGAATGCCTCTGAGTGGCCCGCTTTGCTGCCCCAGAACGACGTAGACCCCTCTTAGGTGACCTGTACCTAAGAGCCGTTGATCTTGTTAGAGAGCCGTACACGGAGCCGAGAGGGTGATCTTGAACATTATGGCAATTGCGGGTAATCCTTCTATGGATCCCGAGAAATTCCTTGACTTCATGTACGGTGACGTTGAGGGGTTCATTTATGCACCAACTAAGGATCCACAGACGGATAAATGGCAAACTCATTGGTTCCGTAACCCTAGTGATAGAAAACCGGCTATAGAGCATTTTCGTACTCAATCTCCACTTCTAGAGGTCTATTTTGGGCCGGCATTGTACTCAGAACAGCGAGCAACTAAGGAATTTGTCCTAGGGTCTAATGTTGTGTGGACAGAGTTCGATGGAAACATTCCGAAGGACTGGAAAGAGATTCCGCCGCCCACCATGCGCATACAGTCCAGTGAAAATGGTTTTGAACACGTTTACTGGCGCTTGAATGCATTTGAGCATGATATCAAGGTGATAGAGCGCATAAATCGGTCAATCACCTTTAGTTTGGGCGCGGATGGTTCATCGTGGGATTGCACACAAATCCTTCGGCCTGTCGGGACTTTGAATCATAAGCACGATGGTAGGCCGGTAATTTCACTGACAAACAACGCAATCGAGTACGATGTAGAGATTTTTGGTAGAGTACCCGAGCCCCCGAGTGTCGCATTTGCGATAGACACAGATAGCCTTCCAGCAGTTATGGATGTTATTGCTAAGTACAAGTGGAGTCCTACTGACTTCAATTTCTTCAAAGGCGCAGTTAAGCAGCCTGATAGATCGTCTAGCCTTATGCGACTCGCATATATTTGCTGTGAGTTGCATATGTCTAATGAGGAAGCCTATACAATCCTCTATAACGCTGATGAGCGGTGGAAGAAATACTATAAACGTCACGACAGGCGCGAGCGTTTGCTTGACCTTATCACTCGTGGTAGGGCCAAGTACCCGCTCGAAAGTTCCGAGAATATTGGTGGTAAGTACGTTGGCTACCAGTGGGGAGACTTCCTTAATTCCGAAGTTAAAATTGAGTGGCTTATTCCTGGAGTTTTACAGCGCAAGGGTTACTTCCTACTTACCGGCCCACAAGGTATTGGTAAGACTCAAATCAGTATGATGTTCGCGCAACATATGGCTATAGGAAAAGATTTTATAGGTTGGCAGTTCGGGAAGCCTAGCAAGATTATATTCTTCTCTATGGAGATGGGCTTTGCTGATCTTAAGTGGTTTGCTGAGCAACAGAAGAAGTTATTTACGCCCGAAGAACTAGACCTACTACAAGAGAATCTAAAAGTATATCCATTAGGTCATGGCGTACCTCTCGACGATGAACAGGAGCAAGCAGAGATTGAGTACCTCATCAGAGAGTTCAAGCCCGCAGGTATCATGTTTGATTCACTCGGACTCTCTACCCTTGATGAACTTGGGCAAGAGAAGGCTGCGAAAGGGATTGCTGCCTTCAATGCAAAGATCCGCGAAGAGTATGATTTGTTTGTGTGGTTCATACATCATCACAGAAAAGCCCAGGCAACCAATAAGAAACCCAACAAGTTAGAAGATATCTTCGGAAGTATCTACGTCACAGCAACAGCCACAACTATTGTGTCTCTCTGGCAGGTAGGAGACGATGTTGAGGTCAAGAGTCTTAAGGTCCGTCTGTCTAAACCTTTTAGTCCTTTTCTTATCAGGAGAAACCAGCACCTAGGATTTGATAGAGTCGAGACTAACTTGAAAGGACTTGAACCCGCACCATTAGAGGAAACAGTAGAGGAAGGAAGTGAAGATGAAGGATCAGGTCCTTTTGACCTCAGCTGATTTCGAGTTTCTCATCCACAGTCTAGAAGGAGCAGAGTATGTCGCATTGGACACCGAAACAACTATCAATGACCTACGGGATGGACGAGGTTATTGTCTTGGAAGTTCTGTATCATTCCCCTTCGAAACTGAAATACAAAGGGGTCGAATGTCAACTTATCTTCCGTTCAAACACGCCCTTGGAGATAATTACGGTCCAGTTCATCTCGCTAAGTTAAAAGAGGTAGTAGAGAAGCAGAACTGTATCATCTTCCACAATGCTCCGCATGACCTGTTTTCTCTACGCACCCTAGGGATAAACTATCGGGGGAAGTTCTACGATACGTTACTCATGGCTCATATGGTCAATGAGAATTGGCCGAGCAAGGCGCTTGACTGGCTGACTCAAAATGTTTTGGGTGCTGACGGAAAGTTACGCGAGCCAGCCTTCAAAGACTTCATCAAGAAGTTTGGTTGGAACGGTCTGCCAAGCAACTTGGTATATGAATATGCCGTACATGACTCTGATATGACTCTGGACTTGTTCGAGTATCTACTACCTATGTTCATAGAGCAGGGTTTCGATGGAGAGATTTGGGAGGTTGAGCAGCGATGGGTCAGACTCATTATGAAGATGGAGCAATCTGGAATAAAGATTGACCAAGAGTTGTGTGCTGAGCAGATCGAACTTGGCAAGGAAACTATGGCTACTATCGTTGCTGAGTTAGGGTTGAACCCTAGTAGTAGATTAGACCTTGAGCGTTTGCTGCTACTAGAGTTGAGCCTTCCGGTTATGGAGTGGACACCACAAGGTAAGCCGTCATTCACCAAGAAAGCAATGCAGGCTTATGAGTTATTGCTATCTGATCTAGGTGACAACAAGACAGCGCAGATGGTACTAGAGTTTCGTGGTTGGCAGAAAACAGTGAGTGCAAACTATCAGTCCTACATGAATCTTATCTCTCCTGACGGACGCCTCCGGCCACACTTCAAGATTCACGGTACTACGACAGGAAGGTTGTCTTGTGAGAAGCCTGCGCTACAACAAATACCAAGAGTTTCTGACAAACCCTGGAACGGTAGACTACACCAGGCATTTATACCACAGCCGGGGTATCTCCTATGGGAACTGGACTATAGTCAGTTGGAGTTACGTCTCGCGGCAGCGTATGCCAAGGAGAAAAGACTTCTGGACATTTTCAATGCCGACGAGGATCGAGATATCTTTACCGAAATGGCGAAGGATCTCAACTTTACTAGGCATGATACTAAAACCCTAACGTATATGATTTTGTATACAGCAGGCATAGATAAAATTTCAAAAGTCTGGAAGGTTAGCCAGACACGCGCAAAGGATATCCGTACCAAGTTCATGCGTACCTACCCAGGATTCCAGCGCATGACAAATATGGCGAGTGCTGTAGCGGCGCGCCAGCATTACGTTAAGTATTGGACAGGCAGAAGGCGCCACATAGAACACCGCGATGAAGCATACAAAGCATTCAACGCTGCAATTCAGGGTGGCGCCTTCGAGATTGTCAAGCGGAGGATGATCGCAATTGATGATGCGATGCCAGACCTGCGGATGCTACTACAGATCCACGACTCCATTGTTGTTGAGATTCCAGAGGGCCAGGAGACTGTACTCCTTCCTCAGATACAAGCCATAATGGAAGATACTCCGAAAGAGTTCGGAGTCAGGTTCAAAGTGGAGGTGAAGAAATGGGGAGGGGAGAAGTGGACGCCGACGGATATTGTATCCACGAGTTCAAGCCTGACGAGTGTGCCTTCTGTCGAGGTAATTGGAAGTTAGAAGAAGAGAAAACCCACGACGCTGAGATGTTCGCCAACATCTTGAAGGGAGAATCATGGGCAAGCCGACGCAGGAACGTGAGATCCGAGTGACGAAGTCCATACCAATTGAGTTAGTGGACAAGGACAAGAGAGTTGTCTGCACCGAAGCAATAGATTCCTTGGAGGCTGCACTTGAAGTCTACTACGCCAGGGATCTAGCGATGCTCACTCCCCATATCATTCTCACGGTTCAAATTGCGACGGTTGATCGCTCTCTTGGTTGAGATAGAACTAAGAGAACGAAACCCTCCGAGAACACCACAGATATCATCCCAAAGTTGAGGGTTCTCATTCCATCGGTCAACCCATTCCTGTTCGGAAGGTAAGTGATATCCTGCCTCCTTAAAGTTATCTCTCCAGATTTTCTCAGACTCTTCCGTGGTGATATGTTTTGGAGGTTTTCTCATGAATAATCCAAATCACTATCTCTGTGTAGATCCCGGAGGTAGCACAGGCTGGGCCACCTTCAATGAAATCGCTCTCCCGACAGGGCGGGGAATTGAACGGGGTGTTGAAAACTTCGCCAAGTGGATGAACGAATTGGATCCCCCGCCAGTTCTGATTATCTATGAGGACTTCCGACTGTTTGGGCATAAGGCAATTGCCCAAGTCGGATCCAAGATGGAAGCATCACAAGCGATAGGCATAATTAAAGCGGCTGCTACGCGATGGAACTCGGCAATGATCGCGCAGCAGCCGCAGGCTCATAAGTTAGGCGCCATGTATTCAGGCAAGAAACCTGGGGCGCACGCTAACTCTCACGATATTGTGGCCTATAACCACGGTATCTACTACTTAACACAGCACGGACTAATTGACAGCCGCCTGTCGAAGCGTAAGTTAGTTAACCCTGCAAACAAACGTACATAGTGACTTGTCCGCCTGGTGCGTTGAGTACCAACTCACCGGGTGCAAATCCAGCAGGACAGACTAATGCGGTATTCGCGGGGCCTGGTAATCCGACGGATCCCTGCGGGCCTGTCGGACCAGTAGGTCCAGGTGAGCCCGGAGTTCCATTAGTTCCTGGTGAACCTTGTAAACCCTGCGGGCCAGATTTCCCAGGTCTACCGCGAGGTCCGCGAATTCCGCGTAAGCCTCTCGGTCCAGAAATACCTTGAGGTCCCGCTGCTCCTTGGCTGCCATCTATTCCATCCTTTCCCGGTTCTCCTTTGGAGCCGGGATTTCCTTTTGGACCCACTTCTCCGGGGGGACCGGCTGGTCCCGGAACTTGTACTGTAATCGTAGACGTAGGAGTCGGCGTCGAAGTTTTGCTAGGCGTGGGAGTCGTTGCACTTTCCGCCTCAGGAAGAGTAGCCGCACCTACAATTGCGCCGACGGCTAGTACGCCAGCAATACTATAACCTACGACGGGTCTACTTGTCACCCAATTCAGGAGTCCCATTTTGTCGCCTCATACTTTCCGTGCGCCCCGCTAAGAATCCTGCGAGCAATCCTATCAGGGTGTTGATTAAATCGGAGACAATTACAAACCCGCCCTTGTTCTCCGGCTGTACAAATTGTAGAACGATGACAGATATGGCAACAGATACAATAGAAAAACAGATGGTACAAGCAATTAGTAGTATGAGAAGATCGGTTGTACTTCTATTTCTCACCGGCCCATTCTTCTCTTAATCGCACTACTGTATCCTCCGACTGTGGGATATCCTTTACCACCTGAACGACTGGTTTTACCCACGGAACCCTCCCCACCATACCAAGCCTGCGCGGCACCTTCCGCACCGTACCTCCTAAAGTATTGCTTTAATTTATAGCCAGCCACAGCCTCTTGAAGTTCAGGGCTGTTGAGAAATTTGCTGGTAGAGATAGAATGACCTAGTGCTGCCTTACTCCAACTTGGTATATTAGCCGGCATGATCTGATATTTTCCGAGCGCACCGCTTGACTTGTTGACTGCGCTATAGTTGCCGCCTGATTCCTGCTTGGCGATAGCATCTACAAATTTCTTAAAGGCAGCCCCGCCCGAAACACCTGGCGCTGTACCTCTATTAACACCGCTGGGCGTCCCCATTGCGGTGCCAAGGCCCTGGCTTGAATTAGCGGAGACGGGCGAGGCTGCCATTAGTTGCTGCACCATTGCGGACGCAGGGGATGCTGCTTTGTCCTGCATTTGTTGTGCAGCCTTAGCCTGAAAAGAAGCCAAGTCAAATTTCGGGATTCGTAGAGCCATTGCTACCTCGTGAGTTTGATCGGGTTGAGTAGTCCCGCAATCTCAAAGTGCATGGGGTCTGTGTACTTCCAGTTACCGCCCCATACCAATCCGTACTTTGCTGCTAACTCAGCAATATGCGGAGGTAGATTGCCACGACCACCACGAGCATTAGGACCAGGGTTAATGTCAATTGCTGCACCATAAGAGTGTAGAGACTTCTGACCAGTCCCCGCAATGTTGCGAACATTATATCCACCAATAGTTCCGATGTTGTACTTGCTAGCTAACTCTGTAATGAATCCTGTGAACCTAGCCTGGTACTTCTTGTTAACTTGTACGCTCTTACCTGCTGCACGAATGGTTGTCATTTGCTTAGAACTAGTGGTCAGTCCAGCCTTACCTAATGGTACACCCTTACCCTTGATACCATTGAGAGCAGTTTTAGATGAGCCAGTATAAGCAGGCGCAGCACCCGCCATACTCTGTGCCATGCTTGCATAGTTTGATTGTGCATGAGCATATGCCTGATCCCCGCGAGCACGCATTGCTGCTTCTGCTGCTTGCAATTGATCTGCTGCTGTTTGTTGTTGCTGTTCTCTCTGAGCCTGCCGACGAGCAACTAAATCTTCTACCTCGACATTCTGCTGATCGACAAAGTTCTGTGTAATAGCCTTGAGAGTTTCACTCCATTGGTCACTTCGCATTGCTCTGCTTCTTTGCCAGAATCACGTCCGATGCTTTCTTCTTCTTTGGAGTAGTTGCTACGTCCTTAGTGTATGGGCCGGTGTCCTTTAATCCCATACCTGTCATCCAGTTAGCAAGTTGTACTGGACTAAATGCAGATCCAGTTTCTTTCTTTCGATAGTACCCAGCACCAAAGGGCTCATTCCCACCTAAGGGATCCCTACCAGAAATCTGAGTGTACTGTGCAGTACCTGGGAGATTCGTAGCAAAGTATTGAGACTGGTCCTTGATTTCCTTATCTCCAAAGAATTGCTTACCCCGAAACTCTTCGATAGGCATTCTTAATAATGGGTTAGTTTGACTCATTACCTGTGCGCCAATAGTACTGGGTCTACCACTAAACATTTCAGCAATGGCAGTTGGAGGAAGAACGTTAGCACTCCCTACACCATAGCCGCCAAACTTTGGAAAGCCTGGCACGTCCATACCTGGCGCAAATGATGGGCCAATCCCAGATTCTCTAATCCAATCCGGCCACGCCTTGTCTGCCGGGAATGGGTCAGCAAATGTACCTGGGTCAATTCCCATCATCGTAGCCCAGGCTGCTTGAGCCTTAGGAATTGCTACGAGTTTCTTGGGGTTGTGAACAATCCCCTCTACCATCAGGGGAATAGCCTTACGAGTCCACGAATAGAATGGAATCAGCAAGCGCATGTTTCTGCGCTCAAAGTTAGTTAGATCAGTACCATCAGGGTGCCACTTACGAACAGTTGCCGCTGCATCGTTTAATACGTTATCCGTAATCTCGCCCTTGTGCTTAGAAAGAATGTCAATGAACATCGCATAGCGAGAGTGATTCTCTGTCTGCTCAGAAACTACACGGCCCCACTTCTCAGCAGTCTTAGCAATTGGTACATGACTTAGCCACGTTCTGCTAGCCCCAGCAATATCTTCTGCGCTGTGCGCGCCGATGATGATTCCCTTTTCCTTAGCTGCTAGGAACACCTGCTGGACATTCATCGTAGTACCGTTCTTACCCTTAGACTTTAAGATAATCTTGTGAGCATCTACGTCACGCGCCATAGATCGAGCGTAGGCACCGGGACCTAGTACATCTTCAATGTTATCTAGATCCTTGATAACAGAGTTTGCGTACTTGGATACATCAGCAGCCTTAAAGTAAACTCTAGGATTGTTAACGCCCTGCATCCAATTGAGGAACGTATTGCCAATGTTATTCACAACATGGTGCCGAGGATTCATCACAGTGAACACAGTCTTGTAAGCGCCCATAGAGTTCTCTAGCAACTTACGTCCCTGTGAACTTGGCTGCTTGAGTTCCTCTAACTTACGCAATGCTACACTCATCTGCTCGGCAACATCCTTCGTGAAGTAGTGACCAGCAATACTCTCTGTTCCTGTACCAGTGAGTTTGTAGGTGTGCTCGCCGCCTCGTTCTAACTTACCGAAGTTCTTTCCTACATCGTACATAAATGAACGATTAAGCATAGCCTGTTCAACAGCGTGACGAACCTCAGCCATATGCTGAGTAACGTCATCAACTTGCTGCCATTGTGCAGACTCAAGCCAACGAGAACCTTCTGACAAATCTACCTTACGGTTCTGTACGTCGTAAGCATACTTGCGCATCTGGGATCTAGACCCAAGGATCCGCAACTCACGATTCACTTCATCCATTGTTATGCCACTACGGAGAGCCATACTCTGACCTTCAACTACGTTCTCTGCTAATCCTGTTGCGCGCAGAGTATTATCCCACATAGCCTTCATTGCGACAGCCGCTTCATTATCTGCTGCTGGCATTCCACTACGAAGAAGATCGTGCGCTTCTCTAAGTTGCTGCTTTGTAAATCTCTTCTCTAACTGAGTTAGGTAACTCCTGAACATATTTGTCTGATCCTGACGGTACGAGATATTCCTCAGCATTGCCTGGTGTAGATCCGCAGACCCTCTATGGGGCTTAAAGGCACCAGCAAATCTACTCCAGATTCCATGCTCGACCGCTCTTGAATGAACGTCGTGTACTTGCACGTCTAAAATCTCAGGAGCAGATGCTCCCCCATTCAATTCCGTGGTTAACTCGTCAGCGGCACGACGAACACCCGCATCCGCAGGATCTGCCTTGATAGTTCCATTAGCAATTGCAGAAGCACGGTCCAAGAACACCTGACCCTCAGGAGTTTTGGGATACTTCATAGCGGCCGCTGCTGCTCTAAAAGTTTTGATGCCGGAGTCCGACATACCTTGCGCTCTAAGAACTCTCTCGTTAATATTTACACGCTTAACAATAGCATTCGCTACCTCAGCATCAGATCCATTAAGCGCAACTTCTCGTGCTACTCTAGAGATATCCTCTAAGATAGGCTGCATCATCTTTGCTTCCTTGATGGAAGTTGCAGCCTCACCAGCATTCATCATCTGGCGCACGGCGTTAATAAACCCAGGCTTGCCACGAACTTCCGCAGGTAAGGTTGCGCCCTTTTCCCCTGCGAGATATCTGGCAGTCTGGGTTGCGTACTTAGAAAGCGTGTGTAAATGTGAAACATCACCAGCAGGAAGTTTCTTCCCACGGTTGAACATCTTCTCGAATCCCTTGCGCCCACCAATCATGTCCTCAATATCAAGGATATTCCAATCGTGGCCCAACTTATTCTTGGGAGAAACGCCCTCTCTCGACAGGCGCTCCATCGCCGCCCGAGCAATTGCTGAAGCATTGCTGGCTGAGTACGCAATATCCTTAGCCTCTTGCGGAGCGTTCTTCTTGCCTTGTTCGGCAATTATCTTCCGCGCCTCGTTACGGATATTCTGTACCAAGTCAGCCTGTTCAATTGGATACAGATTCTTTGAGCCATGCTTATCCATTGCTCTGTGTGCAATGTCGCGCTCAACATCTGTTAACTCTTCAATTGTTCTGATCGGCTTATTCCCACCGCCTGTCGTGCCTGCGTTCCCTGCCATAGACTTGAGAGGATTACCAGCACTATCAATTGCAAGGTTAGCGAATAGATCACCCTGGGCTGCGTCATCCATAATCTGATGCGCTGGCTGGCTAGCAGCCAATCCCTGCATAAAGTCACCCTGCGCATGAACATTGCGCGAGGCTACCATTGGCCCAAGTAACTCTCTTACCTTAGCAGAAGTAGCAGGCTGATTACCTAATGCTTCCTTAAGTGTTGCCAACTCTTCGTGGGTTACACCATTCTTCAACAGCGCATTGTCGAAATTCTTAGAAACAGGAGTCATTACTCTGTTGCGAAGTTTAGTTCTTGCAGCCTTAATCTGAGCAGGTGTAGCATTCTTACCTACCATCTTACTTAGCGCAAGATCATGCTCAGCAGTAGGAGCCATCTTACCAGCAGCATTACGCTGGAAGAAAGTCTGACCTTCCTTTAAAGTATAACCAGTACCAGGGTAATCTGGAACCTGACTAACCTGCCTAGTAGCAGCCTTGCGAGCATTCAGATTCTTTGCGACTGCCGCACTAGGAGATTCAGGGCCAAACTTCGGGCGCAAATCCTCAGTAAAGAGCGCACCCTGACCCTTCATCCTATGAGTTTTCTGGATGACAGTATCAGCAGGCTTTCGCTCTGGGCCTAAGTGAATCGCCGGCTCTTTCTCACCGAACAGATTTAATTGCTCGCCTGTCGTAAATGGCTGCCGATCACCGGAAGGTAATCCCTTGTCAGCCTTCTCTAAACCTTCAATTGCCTTAGCACCCTTACCGAGACTCTTTAATTTGCCAGTAGACTTGAGCGCCTTGATAATTGCGCCACCGGGGATATAGGTGAGGGGGTCCGCGCCAATGTCAATTCCAAATCCAACAGCGGCTTTACCCCACTTGTTATCAATCCCAGCAGCCTTAGCAATCTTGGCCCCTGAAACCTTTTCCTTCCCCGAGAATCCCTTCCAGAAATCATTGGCGCCTAAAGCGAGTCCGACAGGCGTTGCGTTTACAAGTGCCTTGATCGCTTCGCCTGGACTGAATCCATCCTTGGAATCCTTCTTAATGTCACGAAGGTTATGTAGCACAACATTCTCTACACCATACATCGGACGAGCAAGTTTGTCCATTGTCCAGTTGAATGCAGACCAGCCAGACTTGAGAATATTTCCAGAGTCAGAAGCAGGTTCTGTCAGTGGGCTGACAGAACCATAGTGAATTGTCGAGGGAGTGAATCCTCGAACGGTTGCCAAGGCTAAGTCGTACTCAGAAGGCGCGGCAGTTTGTTGTAGTTTTGCGGAAATACTATCCCAAAAATCCGGGCTCAAAGGCTTGGCAATTCTGTCATAGGGTGTAGTGATTTTAGTCCCTGTGAACAGAGGATCGAACCAAGGATTGTCGGCCCTGTTCCATTTCTGGCCTGGGCGTCCGGGCTGCATCCGAGTTGTGTAACCGTATTTATCGCCCTGATGTTGCCCGCGTCGCTCTAATACTGCTGCCGCAGCCTTCTTGTTCTTCTTGGGCATTAGCCCACCCTTAATCTAGTCCCAGGGTCGAAGGGAGGATTGGTGTGAGGGTTCCAACGCCATAACTGCCACTCAGGAACATTGAATCTCTGAGAGATTCCTGGCACAGTATCTCCTGCGCGCGTTGTGTACCACTTCTTCTTGTCCTCATTCGCCTGCTCATGTAACCACGGAACAATGATAGTCTTGAACTGCTTGATTCGATTAGGCCCAGGACACGTCTTGCCACTTACATTGCTCCACTCTCGGAATAGTGTATGGTATCCTACACCATAGCCATGATACTCACCGGGAACCTTGAAGGGATACTTGTGCTCAGCCTGAGTTTGTAAGATAGCATTCTTGATCGCTGCTAATTGGTAGTCGGTCCATTCTCCGTTGGCTAGTCCTTGTGTTTCACACGAGATAAAGCCGTGCCGTTTGCCATCTTTCCCGACCCAACTATTTGCTTTGTAATTAGCATCTGCTTCTCGTGCGGTGTCTCGGTACTGCTGCTTCTCGTTATCCTTAGTCTTGGGAATGTAAAGGTGAGATTCAATTCCCTTTGATGGACCGTCAAAATAATGGAGAGGCGAAACATTAGACCCCGTAACATGACAGATGAATCCGTGGACAACATCAAGCCTAGGATCATTAGCCAATGATCCTACGTTGTGGAAGGCGTAGCCCTTAAGTTTCATCAGGGTATCCTATGTCATTTTCTCCATCGCTGGGGGTTTCTTCTACCACTTCTTCTTCCTCTTCGCCTAAATCTTCCTTGATGAGTTCCTCAGGTGTCTCAGTCATCACTTGTTCATATTCTGGAAGTAGGGAATAGCCAACTGCCGAAGAACAGCAGGATTAACCCGCTTACCCTTGGGCAAAGAGCCATTGATGTATGTAGCAATTCGAGCAGCCGCTGCTGCTGTCATTCTCTCGCCTGGCTTGAGGCCAGGAATCTGAGCGTGCTGCTTAGGCTTAATAACTCCCGAAGTAACGGAGGGGTTAGAAGCCATTGTGTTAAGGATATTCAGGTAACTGTCCGCAGATTCATTCTTACCCTTTAACTTATTGATATCGGCTGTCAACTTGACAACATATGGAGCATTCTTCAATGCATCTGCTGCTGCCTTTTGTGCGGCTGTTCCCTTGTCAAGAAGTAACTTAGCAGCAGCCTCCTTGGACTGGCGATTTGCAGCCGTAATGTCTGCACTCAGACCCTGCTTCTTGATACCTAACTCCTGTAGCATTACTTCGTTAGAGAATCCCTCTTGACGATACTTCTCAGCCAACTCCTGAATCCCTGATGCCTTGGCAGCAGAGAGACTGGTACGTTGTCCCTGATACTCTGTTAACTGATCCCTGATCTGCTGTGCTAAATCAGACGTGCGCGAGACGCCTTCATTTCTGGCGCCCTGTGCCATTTCCTTGGTAGTAATCTGAGCACCCGTACCGATAAGATTCATAGCATTCTGCATACTCTGCTGTTGTAATCCAGCCTGTCCTATATTCTGCTCTGCGGCTGTTGACCGAGCCGTATCCGCATAAGTTCCTGTGCCAGCCAATCCTAACTTCTGCAAGGCAGCAGCATCCGATGCTGATTGACTAGCGTACTGTCCTTCGAGAGTAGACTTTAACTGAGCCATTCTATCTGTAGAACCCTGAGTAGCCTGCTGAATAATGGAACTAATGTCTGCACCAGACTGCTCACCAGACTTAGCTAATCCTGCGAACATAGAAGTGAGTGCTTGCTCACCGGATCTTCCCTGACGCTCTGCTAACGCCTGCGCTCTGTCTAATGCGCTAATTTGGGGGTTGTAGATTTGGGCCGCTGCATTTCGTGCACGGTCAAGATAAGGGTCGGTAGTTCCTGCTACAGTTGCTGCGGGATTAGTAACTCCCCCGCCGCCACCGCCCCCACCTTTACCTCCGCCACCGCCGCCTCCACCTTTACCGCCACGTCCTGCTTTTCCATCGGCACCCTTACCTTTACCACCCTTACCCTTATTCCCATCCTTTTTATTGCTCGCTGAGTTTCGCTTCTTGTTTGCTGCTGCCGCTGCTGCTGCCTGACGATTCTTCCTTAACTGTCCTACTGCAATCTCAGTAGGAGTTTCTCCACGCTTTGCTCCACCAATTGCGCCACTATAGGAGTCTGTAGGTAAGCCTACCTTGCCAGACCTTTGAGCCGCTGACATACGGTTAGTCTCAGCAATCTGACCTCGATGAATTCTCTCATTTGCTGCTCTCTGCTTAACTTCATAGGCAGGTACGGGATTTCCCGGATGACTCTTCTTTAACTTGACAGGCTTCTTTCTTGTACTAGTGGCAGATGATCCTTGAGACGGTAGCATTACAGACCGTACTTGTTCGCTCGCCTACGAATTGCGCCAGTTCTGGCTGACTGCATTCCCAGACCTCGCTGGACTTGGTAGTTAGTTCTCTGATTTGCGATATCGGAGATTCGCTTTGAAGCGCCTGTCTGGGCAGCAACTTCTTGGTTCGTAAACTCAGTACCTAAATCCTTGAGAGCGTTCGAGAATACCCCGGAACTTGCCATTCCTCGGGCTGCATACTCTTCGTTTAACGCCTCAGTAGACTTTGGCTTCTGTGCCTTCAACTGGTTAATCTGTGTAGTCAGATCAGCGTTTGTCTGATCTTCCTGTTGCTGATAATCCGAAGCAGCCTGAGCGTCCGTAATACCTAGACTTGCTAAGTAGTCACGATACTCTGGATCCATATTCAACCATTCATCTTCACTTGGAATGTACTGCTGCTGATCTGCCTCAGGATCGAAACTCATTAAACTTGCCTGCGGTGCTGCTGTCGTCATTTGTCCCTGAGCATTTGCCTGTTGCCTGCGTTGAACTGCGGTTCCTCCACCTAATCTCTTCTGCATTCCTCCCATCATACCGCCGCCGGACTTCTTTCCACCACCGGCCTTTTTCGCGGGAGCCTTCTTTGCGGGAGCAGCAGCCTTTTTAGCGGGAGCAGGAGCGTAATGTGGCTGTCCCGGAGCAGAGGCTTTTGCAGCAGGAGCAGGAGCCTTGGCAGGAGCGGCAGCCTTCTTAGCAGCCACTTAAACCTCCTTCTGTAATCTACGGGCAATTGCGTCCTTGCGAGATTTCTTCTTTCTGTCCCTGTTTCTATAGCCTAACTTATCCACAGGGCCAATGTTCGGAGCACTCCGAAGCATTCCATAGACCTTATTACCAGCAGAGTAGGGCTGGAACTGCTTCTGCGTCACGACGCCTCCTTTACGGCATGTTCCTTGCTCTTAACAAAAGCAGTCAAGCCAAACAATCTTACCGGACCACGAGAGATAGTTCCGTTGGTAGTCATCTTGACTTGAAAGTTCACCTGTCGGAAACGCAAGGCTTTAAGAAATTTAAGGAAGGAACGGACAGGAAGGGGGCTGCCCGTTCCTCCCGTTCCTACTAATTGAATATCATTGATATCTGGAGGATTCGGCGCTGGAATTGAAATAGGCGCTACGACAGGCGTAATTATTCCGGTGACGTCATCCACACTTAGAATGTCGCAACCCCAATAAAAAAGCCTCTTGTAGCGGAATGACGATCCCATATCGTAGTTCTTAGTCTTTGCAGTACAGTTCATTTCTTCTGCTTGAACAGCGTCATATCCATCATTCATCTGGAACCATCTGTTCTCATTCGTAAGACAAGATCCAGCATAGAAGATATCGTTAATTGCGCCCGTAGCCTGAATTGGTCCTGGGATAATAGGTCCAAAGTAGAACGGCGTTTCCCAGGTAGTCCACGCCCGAGTTCTCATTCCGAAGGCGTAGACTTTGTTGTAGTATCTGACCAGTAATCTGTCTGCGAAGAAGGTAAGGAAAACATCCTCAGCGAATGTACCAGCGGCTGTTGAATCATATAGGAAAGGAACCTTAGCGTTAATCCTGGCGAAGTCGAAGTTGACAACTTCATAGACCTCTCCACTGTGATAGATATACATATTGTTCTCATAGAGAGCGACACAGTGGTCACGAGTTACTCCAATTGTACCAGACAGTTTACGGATAACGCCCTGCTTAGGCGAAGTATCAAATGCAAACACGTAAGTAGAGTCCTGCTTGAGACAAACAATTGAGTCATTGAACACAATAATATCAACGAGGATCTGACCGTCACCTTCGTTTACATCAACAAATAAGTCAGTAAGATTCCAAATAGTAGGATCCAAAGTACCAGTAGCATCAGCACCACTGTAATAGATGCGGCTACGGTTAGTAGGAGCAGTAAGGCCCGGGGCAATATATAACCTACCCTTATGAACAAGAATTGAATTGCCCGGAGGCATCGCCGCAATAGGATTCCATCCACTATTCGGGTGCCACCATCCCCCAGGACTTGCTGATCCTCCAGGTTTCGCAGGTAACCAAATCTGATTTCTGAACTGAACCATTGACGTACTCTGAATTGTGCTAGTGATCTGATTCCAAACCCCCGCTGCGTTTCTCGACCAGACTCCACCAGAGTTCGATCCGATAAGATAAGTACCCTCCATTAAGTACGCAAAGCCGAGCAGTAACATTCGACCGCCGATTGGCGTATCCGCGAGTCTTACGACAGGCGGACGGGACTTTAGTGATCCGTCGAGGTCAACTTCCATATTTACACAGTCAACTAATTCCCTATCAGAAACCATAGAGGGATCGGATTGCGTGTTAATGCCACCCGAGAACGGGCCTAGAACTACGCTAGTTCCTGGCATTAAACGTCCTCAACTCTCACAGTGATTGTGGGATAGAAGTCGCGCGCCACCCACTTCTCAGACTCTAACATATCGTTCAGATTGAGATTGAGTTGCTGCTCTTTAAGACTTGCTGCCTGGTAATCCTCATCTAGTTCATACGCCTGCTTAAGACAATACTCTACAATCCTAGGATGGTAACTCACTGGCAACTCAGGAATGTCAGCATCCGCTGTTACCTGCTTAGGAATCCTTGAGTAGTAAATTGTCAGCCCGGCTGTCGCAGAGGCATCAGGAACAGGATAGAGATTGATTTGATTCTCCCAGACCCAGAAGATTCCTGACGCACCCTTTTGATAGTTACTGCTATCCTCAAAGTTTGTAATGTATTCGTCGGCCTGCTGCATAGACATTGGACGCAACTTGTAGTTGTTGTAGCGGAGCGCCCAAATCTCTAGAACATCTACCGGAGAGGCGTAAACGGCTTGCCCGACTACAATGTTTGCCGTCGCCTTCTGTTCTAGCAAATGATTTGCGCCAGCAATCTCCATCTGGCCGTCATTGATCCAGCGCAATATATCCTCACTGGTGACTTGGGCGCCCGCTTCGTCTCCGAAAGTTCGCATGACACGCGACTTAATCTCACCGACGTTCATTGTCACCATGATCCTCAATAGTAAGGCCCTTGCGAACCTTGTACCAGTGAAGCGGTGATTTGAGAACACTCGCCACTAAGTCCTGGCGCATCTCAGATTCTTCCATTTGCTTCTTGAGATTGATAACCTCGACTGCTCTGTTGTGAGCGTCGAGTCTAGCTAGTACATCGTGCTTTGCATTATCGTGTAGCCACAAATGTTCGAGGATTCGTTCATCACATTCCTCAAATGTGGCTACCACCACACCCTTTTCAAAAACCGCCCAACAATGCTCACTTGCGTCACGACGTAACTCAGGAGGAATCCAGCCTAGAGCCAGATCAGGATTGTAGTCTCGGATGATTTCTGCAATCCTCATATGGTCCGAGGATACAAACCTCCCATCCTCTGTGGCAATGTAACCTAACTCACCGAGAAGAGGATTTTCCATTAGGGCAACACCCCATTTGCTGCTCGGAGCAGATCCATCAAAGATACATGAGCATTGTTTGGTCCGCTAGCCTTGAGAGCATAGTACAGTCTGTCGTTAATTGATGCCTTAGTTCCTGGCGCTGTATTCCTAGCAAAGAGAACATCATTGATAGACTTACGAACTCCCCCACCATTTGCTGCATAGATCAGATCATTCTGAGACTTGTGTGCGGAATCTGGGCCACTAGCCTTTTTCGCCATATACATCTTGTCTGTTACCGAAGTTGAGGGGGCAGCCATAATATTTGCCAGGTTTGGGGAGGACCCGAAGGCCCTCCCCCAAACCTTAGCCCTCTGTAATGTCCTTGAGGACGCCGTGACCGTTTCGCTTGTGAGTTCCCATTTCCGCGTACTGGAACATTGTCGCCTCATAAGCGTCGTAACTTCCAGCAACTCCACCGACTGCCACAACTCGCTGCCACATTGAACCGTCGCGCTCCATGAAACGCCACTCGTTCTCACGGTACAACTTGATCTGCTTCTCGTCCGGGAAGTAGAGAGTGTTGTCTGGGCAGTCAATGTCCACGACAATTGGAAGGTCACCCTGGTCCGTCGAGAATGTAAGACCTGTGAATCCACCGTCGAACTTCTGCGTGTTTGTGGTGCGGCGAGTCTGGACTAATAACTCGAAGTATGCGCGACGAACTCCAAGACCACAGAATCCTACAGAAACCTTACCACCCTGCTGACGAACGCGGTCGGTCGTGTAAATCATCAGACCTTCCGACAGAGGCCGGTTAGATCCTGCGTTTGCCTCGACTGCGGCCTTCCAGTAAGTTTCCGTCGCTGGGTCAATGTTGTAGAGCGCACCAGTGTCGTTGACAATTGCAGCAAGTCCTGTGACCTCACGCTTCACAGAACCTGTGCGGACAATCACGTCACCAATTGCCGAAGAGATTGCAGCACCGTCGAATGTAATTGCACCTGTCGCGGAGTTGATTGCGGTGATCTGTCGGTTGGAAGCCTTGACTGTTGGTGAAGCAACTCCGAGAGTAGTTCCGTCAACAATGTCAATCTGCTGTCCAACTTCGAGATACTTCGATCCGGTTCCTGCGGCGACTGAGAATGTGTTGTTTGTGGTGTTGGCAGCGGAAGCCGTTGCCATAGTTCCGACACCGTTCCCATAGAACTGACGGTTCTGGTCCTTGAGTAAGTCAGTCTTGAGTCCAGAGAGTTCCAGATCCGCCGCCGAAGCGAAAGCCTGGAAGTTACTGTCGGCAAGTTCGAATGTCTGACCAGAGATTCGGCAAGAACCGTACAGGTACTTGAGGGAAACTCGACCAGCATTGTAACCCTGCTGACCTGGCGCGGGAAGAACTTCGAGTTCGTTTCGAGCACCAATTCCAGAGTTTCGCTTGGTCCTGATTGGGAACACGACATACTTTCCACCAATGTCCGAAGTGATTCCCTCAGACGTTCTTTCGATTCGCTTTAATCCTACGACTTCGTTGACTAACTGGTCCGAGATTGGACCCTCATATACCTCCTTGAGAATTGCACTCACGGAGGTAAGGCTAGCAGGCATATTACCTCTATCCTTTATTTTGAGCGACGGATTGAAGCATCTGTGCGACAAGTGACCTGCGCCCCTTGTCGTCCAACTCTGCGGGATTGATAGCCTGGGAGGGAGTTCCACCGCCCGGTGACAGAATTGACGGAGCGGAGGGACGATTGATTGCACTTGCCTTTTCGGAGACGAGATTCTGAAAACTCTGAACGGCATCTTCTCCGCTCATTCCAGAATCCATCATGGCTAGCACATACCTCTCGTCGTATTCTCCGAACTTCTCCGTCAGTCCGCTCAAGTAATCGTCCAATTCCTGATCTTCCTGGGCCTGCTGCTGTTCCTCGTGCTGGCCCACAATTATTGCAGCCATGTTCTCATAGCCTTGTTGCAATTGGGCGATCCTCGGGTCAACTTCTTCTTCCGCTCCGTACTCTTCGTCCCCTACTTCAGCGTCGCCCTGCTCGCCAATACCCAGATGTTCCGCCAGAGCCTCATAAACTTGCTGAGGATTCTCGTTGATGGTTTGCAGGATTGTCATAGCCTGCATCACGTCATCAGGAGCAATTCCCTGGTCTGCGATGTTCTTCCAAGGCTGGTATTGCGAGTGTACTTGCTGAAACCTCTCATTTACTCCCTGGTCCCACTTTTGTAAGTGGGGCTTCACGACTCCGTGAAGTTGCGTGGGAAGAATGCCAAGCAAATCATTCCACGCTGGATTGTCGCCACCACCGGGTTGCTGAACTTCTGCTGGCGCAGCCGCAGCGGCTCCGGCTTCCATTCCTGGCATTTCTCCCATGAGATTCCCTCTCCGGCTGTACTCTTAGATTAGAGCCCTGGCCGATTCGATGTTACAGTTCTGCTGAGAAATCAAACGTTGCTGTGGCTCCTGATGACGCTCTAATTAGTGCTCCGCCACCAGCAATTCCAGCGCCTGGTGATGTACCACTAAATTCTGCTTGTTCGTTAGTGCTTGGATTAAAAACAAGTACCGTTAGTGCTGCTGCTACTGTATTTCCATAGTTAGTAACTGCGGAGGGTGCTGGCATAACTACAGAAGGAATTGTTCGCATAGGTACTGGATATTTAACTACCCAATAGGGAGATGAAGCAGACCAACACATTCCAATGCACATTGTCTGAGTATTTCCCATTGTCCAACGCCAGAAATATCTCTGACACCAGGCTAACTGTGCAGCAATCGGTAATCTCTCGAACGCTGTTACGACAGAACCAGCCTCTAATTGAACATCAGTAATATTTGTTCCAACGTTTTGAATTCCAATACTTGATGCTCTAGCATTAAAAGAGGTTCCAGCAGACAACCAAAGAGTAATTTGTAAAAGATCATTATTATTCGTACCAAAAGTTTTTCCTGCATTAGTAGGTACTGTAAATGTTACAGAATATTTACCAAGGGCTGACACACCTGATCCAACAAGAATAGGAATTGCACCAATACTTGTCTGAAAAGTAGTTGTTGGTGATCCTCCCGTACCAAAAGCAGATGTTAATTCAACCCCAATTTTTGAAGTACCTGAACCCATACCTGCTAAAAATGAAAGTGTTACTTGCTTACCGCCAAGCAACATTTGTCCATTCTCAATAAAGAAATTAAGAATAGAGTAGTCGCCAGCAGCAGATTGACCAGAAACAACATTAGAAACATAAAATCTACCACCAGGATTACCTGCTTGAATAGGAAATCGTGTTAAAGATGCCGCCCCGCCAGTATGTGCCTTACTTAATCCATCAATACAATAACCACCAGCAGCAAAAGGACCGTCACCACGCTGTGCAATTGACATATCCCCGTTGCGGATAACATTCTTGTAAGCTCCAACTACTGATGTATCTGCTGCAATTCTTGCAGCCTGCTCAGCATTATCATTGGCAAGTCTAGTATTTGCTTCTGTCGTATCTGCATTTGCTCTTGCTGTTGCTTCTGCTGTATCTGCATTTTGTCTGGCTGTTTGTTCTGTCGAATCTGCTGCTGCCCTAGCAGCAATCTCTGCAATCATTGAGTTATCAAGATAAGAAAGGATTGCCTCAATTTCAGCAGACCAGTTAGGTTTTCCAACTGGCCTAGGAAATGCGGGCATTGGCACTATGCATCAGTCCAAATGTTAGAAGCATCCGCTGATGCTGTCCAGATTGAACTCATATCTGGTGGTGCTATCCAATTGTTTTCAATACTAGAATCGTAGGGATCCCCATAAAAATCACCATACCCAGAGGTTCCCCAACCTACCCTAGTTTCATCTAAAGAACTCCATGAATCTGAGAAATCTACCGTCGGCGTCCAAGTATCTGAGGAAATAGAAGCAGCCACCCAATTGGAAACCGCATCTAAAGCACCAGTCCACACAGAACTTTGATCGGCTGTTGGAGTCCAATTAGACACAGTATCTGGAATAGCAGTCCAAGCAGAAACAGCATCTACACTTTCATCCCAATCTGGATGCTGGTCTGCTGTCGGATCCCAGAGATTGTAGCTAAACTGCTCCCACGATGTTGACCAACTAAATTCAATAATTCCAATTGTCTCCCAGAAAGTTGACCAGGATATTTCAACATCAACTAGCACGTCCCAACTTGTTGACCAGTCAATTTGAATTTCAATAAAAGGTACAGTATCCCAGGTAGCAGGAGCATAAATACCCCACTGTCCTGTAAGACTCGACCATAGATTTGGATTAGCCATTAGAGTTCCGCCGTGGCTTCAAGATAAGAACCTGCACCAACTGCATACATAACAGTGGCTGCTCGAACAGTCATCGTACCAGAGACAACGACTATAACAAGGTCTGCCGAAGCAACACTTGCTGTTTGTACTGCTATAGACGAACACACCCACTCTGCTAATCTATCTGATAATTTCCAACCACTTGCTACTGAGGACGCAAAAGTAGGAACTGCACGCATTGTAACAGGAAACTTCCATTCAATATATCCATTTCCCGCACTAGGACAACCACCCCAAGCGGCTACTGCATTCTGAGCCGGAGCGGTAAATCTATAGAAATATCTCTGGCACCAGGCTAATTGTACTTGCTGAGGAAGTCGCTCAAATGCTGTAGCAACTGGCCCAGCCTCTAATTGAACAGCCGTTAAAGTAAAAGTAAGATTCTGAATACCGATATTAGAGGCTCTAGCAGCAAACGTAGCACCAGCGGATAACCAGAAATTGATATCTACATAGTCATTGTTATTAGACCCAAGAACCTTACCTGCAACACTCGGCATGATGAATGTTACTGTGTACTTAGTAAGAGTTGTAGATATCTGTACAGCCTGAATAGTAGTTAAGACAGACGCTGATGGAGAACCACCAGTTCCAAAAGACTGTACAACTTCAATACCAATCTTGGGAGTACCCGAAGTAGCAGCAGCCCAAAATGATAGAGTTACTTGTTTACCAGATAATGTACTTACATCTTCAATTACTGCTGCCTGCATCATATAATCACCAGCAGCAGCGTGCCCTGATACTTGTAAACTAACATTAAATCTACAACTTGTTTGTTCAACTTGTGCTAGAGTAGCAGCAACTCGTGTTACTCCAACTCCACCTACACTAAAACATATCCAACCATCTAAGTTATAAATACCATTACCAGCAAAAGCACCATTACCTCGCTGTGCAATTGAGAAATCCCCGTTGCGGATACGATTTCGCCAGAAGGGACCAGCAGCAAAGGCATCTATCTTGTCAAAGTTATCTGAGAGGTCAGTTTGAACATTAACGTTATCAATAACAGCCGGCTTCCTCAGACCAAGTAGAGCAGTCAAACTTGCCATTAGGCTGCCGCCGTTGCGCCTCGCACGGAAAATGCTAACCCATCAGCACTTAGAGCCACGGTATTTTGACACGACCTACGAATCCAGAATGCTTTCACAGAACTTGGAGGAATAGTTCCTAGTAATAATCCACTTGGCAAATCGCTAGGAGCACTAAAAACAACTCCGACAGGCGGGTTATCTCGGTACACGATTTGCACAGCCTGCATATCAGTTGAATTTATAGGACTTGCAGGTGTGGGATCGACTCCAAGTGCAACTGCTGCTCCACCTGCTACATCAGCCGAAATCCATACACGAGGATTTTGATAACTATTAAGAGGGTTAGAGTTATAGACAAAGACACAAGCGTAATGTATAGCAGATAACGCATTTTCCTCCCCGGTCACGTCACTAAAAAGAGCATTTAACGTGGCACTAGGGAGAGGGTTATTGGCAATATACTTTCCAAGAGATGTATCCACGCCATTGAATGCCGCAGAGTTTCCATTTAGGCCAGAGTTAACACTTCCTCTAACCTGCATATCTCCAACGACAATGGCTGACATTTTACTTCTGTGGCCTGGATAAAGATTGAAGTCTGCGCTTCGTTGCCTGTGCGTAATCTCCACCACTAGGAGTACCAGCAGTTAATCTAGACTTCATCGTGTTCTTCAACTCATTGGAAGCGACAGCATTTTGAAGGTCAGGAGTTGTCCTCCGCTTGAGCATTTTCTGAAGGTCCATTACTTCTTTTCCTTCTTCTCTTCCGCAGGGTTATCCTTCTTCTTGCCTTCCTTTTTCTCTTCTGCTGCACTATCCTTTAGCCTTCTCTTGACGGCCGCTTTATTAGGCTGCTTTCCAGTGTGTTTTCCATGAGCCCAAGCCTTTGCAATTTCCGGGTGCTTAGCCCATAGTAACTTTCGCTGAGCCTCACTCTTGAAGGGCATCTCTCTTACCTGAACATTCCACCGGAGTCAACTAACTTACGGTAGGCGTAAATCTTGTCATTCTTTGTCATATGCGAGAGATTTGTTGCACCAATCGACGCCGTGAGTGCAGTATCTAGACTAGCCTGGTCGATGTAATTAGCCTCTGTTGCATCTGCAAGTGGAGATTCTGACAGTCCTCGTCCAACTCGCCTGTCAACAAACCCAAACGTGTGGTCTAAATCAATCGTAGCCATTACATTCCTCCTTCCGGTGGCTGTTGAGCCTGAGATTCAGCCTGCATTTGGTCCTGCTGAGCGTTCTGTTGCATTTCTGCCTGGGCACCCGCCTGATACTGAATGCCTAGTGAAATGACGTGTTGCTTGACGTGTTCCTCAAAGATTCCCTTCAAGTGATCTGGCAACATTTCAAACGACTGAGACTTCCGGTACTTGTTGTGGACAGCAATGTGGAGTTCATGCTCATCCCACGTATTTACTGGCACAAGTGGGGGCGGCAGAAGAGGCTGTCCAGTTTCAGGATCAACTTGTGGAGTAGGCGGCTGACCCGGCGCAGCAGTTTGCATTACACTCATCATCTGCATCTGAATCATCTCAGGAGTAATTCTCTGCATCCTGAGATTCTCACGCTGGGCCTGTCGCGCATCAAGTTTAATGTTCTCGTAGAGTTTAGTAATCCCGCCCATTTCCATAACTTCCAGACCATCCTCAGGCTGAATGAATCCCATCTTCATGAGATCCATGACGAAAGCCTGCTTAGCAGCCTTAGAAGTTGGCAGAGCAGATCCAGCCTCAATGATGATATCTGTATTTCCCCGCAGATCCGCACTTTGAAGAGTCATTGCATCGAAGGATTCATCAGAACCCGTCACCTTAATCATCCGCGGCGTGTCCCAGAATTGGACCGCGAACGAGAGAACTTGGTGTCCGAGTTTCTCCATGCCCTCTTCAATTGAGTCAATCGTACCTGCGAGTTTGGAGTCATCTTGCTCTTGAAGGAAGTTAATCGCTGTAGCAGCAGTAACTCCTGGGGGTACTCTCCCCTTTGAAACTTCGTGTTGCCCCGAGATATCATCGAAGTCCATCTGGATTCGAGTAAGTTCGTCTGTTACATATTGCGGGAGCGCCTGCAAAGGCATTGGCTGTGGCGGCTGCATTCCCGCCTTGTAGAAGATTACCTGACCCGGCTCAGTTGTAATCTGCGCAGGATTTATGGAACCTTGCTGCGCGAGAAGTTGGGGTTTTGCCATTCGGTTCTTCGCTTCAACAATCTGGCCGCGAGTCCGATTAAACTCTCGCTGAGGTCCAATAAGATCGTTGATAATCGAATCCGAATAAAATTTTCCAGTCTCAATGTGGTCCAACTTAATGAATGGGTATTCCTTGTGAATGTAGGGCCACCCCTCAGAACCACTCACAACTTGGTCACCAAGAACGGTGACAACTCCACCCTCGGGGAAGATACTCACCGCTCCGGGCCGGACCCACATTTCCAAGCAGAGTACCTTATCTGGCAGGGAACTCTGCTTGTTTGTGAATCGTAGAATATGAGCATCCATTAAGTCATTAGCAGACTTCACGTTTGGGCGAACTGGCCGCCCCATCAGGTCCGTCTGGTAATTCATCTGGACCCACTCAGCCGTTTTAGTCGTTGCGTGAATGACATACGGCTGATCTTCAATGTCCTGTGCTAGTAAATCTGGCGCAAAGATATTGAATGGCGTTTCCTGGGAGATACAGATATCACCGTACTGATCGGAGTCTCGGTCAATAGCCTTTTCATCCCACCAGGACTTAATGAACCCATTTCCAGTTACTAATGTCCAGAACATTGCGCGACGGAGAGTTACTCTAACCTTCTTCCGCCGATAAATACTGTCCCAAATCTGCTCACCGGCCTGTGCCGCAAAGATATCAGCGTCATCAGATGACGCAGGATTAACCGTTGCGGAAGGCCGCTGAGAAGTTGTCTTACTTAACTCAGTTCGAATGAGCGGACGGATTTTGTTAATAACTGGCCTTGCACGCCAATATGGCGCGGGAGGTGTCCATAGTCTCCGAGTTGTTCCGTTCGGAGTTGGAACCTGCCGCGCCACAACATTTTGCTGACCAAAGTAGAAACTAAGATTTAGTTCCCACTGATATTGAGTTTGTGTTCTGTCGTTTCGCATGTTATCATATTGCTTATTTATCCATGCCAAAATCTCGTCATGAGCCTTTTGATTTACAGCCGCAATAGGCGCACTAGTTGTTGGAGTCTGACTCGTTCCCGCTGAGGAAGTCGAGGGCGGCAGACTCTGGATCGTCATAAATTGGTTCCCCTATCCCGGAAGCCCGGTTAAGTTGATCCCATCGTGCCAACTCACTTTGATCGTCCATAGGGGTGAAAGCGTCAAAGGTCGAATTCAAGTTGTTCTGATTCATTGTTTCGAGCATCTGGTACGTCAGAGGATCCTTGCTGATTATCTTCGACGTCATTTCGCTTATCATCCGATCCCGTTGACTGAGTGACCTCAAGAGGTCCTTGACTATCTCTCCATTGGAGGAATTCTTGATAACGAAATATAAAATCATCGCGCTCAGTAGCAGTAAAGGACAGAACAGTACCAATAATGTTGCGGAAGTTGTCATTCTCTCCTGCCAACTTGTTGTTCTCCGACAGGGCCGAGGCTAACTTCTCTTGAAGAACAGCCTCTTGACTTGGGGCTAGATACCCTAGATGATTCGCAATATCAATAATACAGAGAGCGCAGAAATACACAGCGCCATAGAAATCAAGATAACATCCAATATCGACAAATGGCCGTCCATCACCAGGGGCTCCACAAAGTACACACTTTGCGGGCTGCATAACTGGACCTGGGAGAACTTGTACTTTATCAGGACCGCCGTACTCGATCCTCATATCTGGAAGTGACAAAGTTACTCAGACTTTTCAGCAGCAGCGCGAGCCTCAGCAGCGCCGGGAGAGCCAGAAAATTCAGCCTGTTCCTCAAGTTCCTTCTCAGAAAGAGAAGCCCGAGAATCTACAGGAAGTTCCTGGGGAGTGGCGACTAACTCTTCGTTGACCTTTGGCTCTGTAGTTTCGGAAACACCTAACATCGACGGGTTTGAATTGACATTGTCAGTTAACTGTCCGCCAGTAACAAGGACAGTTCCAGCAACAGCAGACGCCTTTTCGAAATCTACGTCTCGACCTTCTGCTCTCGCTCGGAGAACTTCGCCCTGCTCACGCTCAATCTGGTCAAGATAAGGTCCACCATCCCGGCCAGAAACTCCATCTTGCGCGACGTAATACTTTGACGTTTCGGGAGTTTCTGCTGACTTTGTGCTTGCCTTTGGGGCTTCCTTTGTGCTACCAGAACTTGCAGAACTGGTAGACGTAGAATCGGCCATGCTGCTCCTTTCAGGGGAACTTTTGTGGCCTCAGTATACTACTTTACTGATCCACTGTCAAGGGGCAGTTTCGTCTACCAAATACCACCGATGAACTCGTCTACTCCTTCAACAGACCATTCAGTCTGCATTGGCTTGTCTCTTAAGAATTCAGGGTCCAAACGGTCCCGGTCAACTGCAACAGGAACAGCAGCACCAGGGATTAGTGAGCCATATTGCCGTTCTGGCTCAATAAGTTGCGCACTCGACAATTCAGGCATCAGAGTGAAAAAGTACCTGGCGCTGTCAAATGCATGGTCGTCCTTTTTGTGAACTGCATCATATTTATTCAGATCGTCCTGCATCTTACGGGATGAGTAAGTTTTCCAGCGGAGTCGCTGTAATTCTCGGATTAGATTCACACAGTTCCGAGTTATCAGCCAGGTTGGCCGCTTTGTCTGAGCGTTAATCTTCATGTACTGAACCATGCGGTTAATTCCAGACTGAACATCATTATTTCCCAGAACATAGTCAATTCCTCGCTCAGCGTATTCTGTCTGAATACTTGCGCCTGTTACAGCCTGCCGCTGAGAAATTGCAGGATCAGCCACATAAATATCAGGAATGCGGCCCAGCATACTATTCCTAAGATGGACAAGGTTAGACCAGTAATCAACAGTTCTTTCCGACTCATATGCCTCGGAGAATGTAACGACAACATTCTCAGGACTGACAGCATGCCAAAGATGAGCAGAAGGATTATTAAATCCATGATCCAGCGACTCATACCATTCCCAATCTTTGGGAGGGATGAAGGGATCAACGACGTGAATATCAGGGTCAAAGAGTTTGAAAACAAGTCCGCCAATCTGAATGAATTTACCGTGAATGCGGGAATCTCTATCCTCTTTCGACAGGCCGGAGAGGAATGACGAAACTTCGCCCTCTGGCAGATAGGGGTTCTCTGTCATATCTACTTCAATAACTTCTAACTCAGGATCTTGTCCTGACTTTCCAGGCAGGTAAATATCGTCATAGATCCACGTCATGCCATTCAGCGGAGTCATAGTCATCCACCAATGTCCACCAGTGTCAATCAGACGTGTCTTACATTCTGTGAAGATATTCTTGGGCGGTTCCTCGTCGAAATGTGTACCATGACGAGACGTTCCTGCAAACTTTTCTAGTGCCTGCTCATACGACATAAACTCAATAGTTGACTCATTTTCTAGTGTCAGTGTTCGGAGTTCTCGGGAATATCCTTTATCCCACGAACCGCCCTTAATCTCTGACAGGGGCAACCATCGTCCGACAGTAGGTCTGATAATCTTTTCAATTCCGTAGAGGAAATCGACACAGACAATTCTAAGTCTGACCGGCGGTGTCGGAGTAACTCTGTACGGATGCTTTCCGGTGACAAACCAAATATCTTCAGCAACGCCTCCAGTTGTCTTACCTGCACGGTTTCCTCCAAGATACAACCTTCCTCTCGCGGGACTCGTGTGGAATTGAAGTTGCTTCTCATGCGGCTTATACCCATAAATATTCGGCGCGGTCGCCTGTGCTCGGAGTTTTTCAGAGAGTTGCTGACCAATCTGCTCTAGAGATAACTTGTTGCGATTAGTATTTGATGACATAAGTCACAGCCGCCCAGGGTGGTAATCTTCCATTGGTTGCACTCACGCCGGAGTTATCGTTGTAAACAGAGTGATAGTGGTTAGTATTCACACCGCCGGTTCCAAAACTGTGAGCGTGGTCCTGATTCGCTACGTTAGTTAACTTACCGTTCACGGTGTATCCTGCACGATATGAACCGCCACCACCAGTGGTAAGAATATCTGCTAAATCATAATAGTGATTGTGGTTAGCACTCTGTCCGCCAGTAGATCCGCTGTGAGCGTGATCTGCACTCTGCCAATCTGTTGTTTGAGAATTAGACCTAACAGTGTGCGTGTGAGCCGGCAAAATAGCGTCCGCCGATCCACCTACTGTTCCTAGTGGGAAAGCCCCACTAGACCCAAACAATGTTCGACCCTGCAAGTCAGGCAAGCCGAAAGTATTGACTCCGTCGCCAACTCCCCACGTTGTTCCAATCGCATTGTATAGTACACTATCAGTAATTCTATTCTTGACTCCACCAATACAACCATAGTAGCCGTCTGGAATCTTTGCTGATACTCCACCAAAGGGAATGATTGCTCCTACGAAAACTCCACCAGGGGGACCTGAATCTCCACGGTCACCTTTTGCTCCCGAGGGAATAAGGATCCACAATCCCGTAGTAGGATCACGATACTTGAGAACAGCCATTAGGTATTCACAGCCCTTGTACTAAATTGCTGTTCACTTAAATTGAAGTTTGCGCCTGCGGCTAATGTAGTAGAGCATGATACAAGACCTGTACTCGCAGTTATATCATATCGAAGATGTGCCTGCACGCCACCTGAGTCAGTCCAACCACTTAAAATTTCAGTAGCCGGAGGTCGGTATCCAACAGGTAGGGTAAATAAAGATGCTGCCGCATTAGCAGTTCTTAAGACCCCTCTAAACTGTACTGCATCACCATCTAGAGATTTTCTAATTTGAGGTTCTGTGAAAGATCCACCAATCCAGGCAACTCCCGAGGCATACGCAACCCCTGCTGCTGCAAAAGTTTTCCAAATATCCCAATATCCTGCCATAATGTTAACCCAGGGCATCCAGGCTAGAGTTGAACTGTTCCAGTTTCGCATGAGACAACCGTTTGTTGCTGCTACTCGACATTCCTGAGAGCAGTTGTTACCATCTTTGTAGGTGATAATCTCAGAAGGAACGACAGGCCAACCGTCGCCGGAATTCGTAGCATTCATCAGCGACGTGCCAGGATCGTAATAAGCAGGTGTAGTTACTGCGGGCCAACGGTTAGGATCGAGCATCCAGCAGTTTCCGCCAGGACCAGCAGGAACACTCGTGTCTACCCACAAATCTCTCAGACCACTTGGTAAACTAGCGCCGATATAGACCTCATCATCCGCTCCACCACCTGCGCCAGACATTAAACCATTAACTTTATTGAACTTAACTACTGATAGATGGGCTATCCCGCCACTTACTCTATTTTCTAATTGGAGCGTCCCACCTGAGGTTCTCCATTGCATTTTAACAGTAACAATCCCTGCTGCAATATCACCGGCTACAACGGTGTAGGGTATATGTATTGAAGCTGAACATGCAACTCCTGCTGAGACTATATAAAATTCTGCTGTCTTTTTAAGCGATCCTGCAACAACAATAGAACATAGACCAGTTTGTCCCGCTATACTGTTATAGAATGAGGCTGAAAACTCAATATATAGTTGATCCCCAGCAGACGCCGCTACCGCCAGTGTAAAACCAGCCATATCTACAAAAGTGGTACTCGTTGTAGAAGGCTCTGTTCCGACAGGCGAGGAACTAACTGCTGTCAGCATGTTTGCAGAATCTACTTGTGGGGCTGTCGGATAAGTTAGAGTTTTCGACGTAAATCCATCGTGAACATGGTCACCGGGAGAAGATTGGTCGTGACGAATCCCTAGCGTGTGATGTTGTGCCGATACGTCAGTATCTACGTCGGATTTAGAATGTAGGATGTTAACTTCGCGTGCTGTCGGAGCAACAAGTATATCCTTCGTGTAATCCTGCGGCTCGGTCACGATAACTCTCCGACAGGGCTGGGTGTTTGGGCCGACGGAACTTGCGCTCCGCTAATCTGTCCCAACTCTTCCGCAACTGCTTTCAAAACTTCGGGATCTGGAATATGACGGTAGAGAATGTCGAGAATTTTCATCATCAGGAACTCAATGTTGACTTCACCAGCAGTTTTGCTCGACCAACGACCACTGATTTCATAGAACAACTTGATGCTAGCCAGATCGCCATTCTGAATGTTACGAGTCAATGCAGCGTGGGCTTCTGGCATAGCATCAGAGAACAATTCCTCAGAACGTTTCGATAGGTAGTCCTTAAAGGCTTTTTGCTTCAACCAGGCTGAATACTGGCGTGGCGAGATCCCTAATCTCTTCAATTTCTGCCCGGGGGTTGCTAAGTCACCAAAATCTAGCAGAGTATTAGCCAGCGCCAACTGTAGGGGGTTTAGAAGTTTTCCTTCCAGCGGGACGTTAATGCCACGGTTCTCACAGGCTTCCTGAAAGCCCGCAGATGCGAGAACCTTCCGCACGGTATCGTTGGCAAGTCCAGTTTCTTTGATGGTCTGGTTAATTGTTGGGACTCTGTTTTCGAGGAACCAACATTGCTCGAAGAAAGTGAGGACTGTGAGTTCGTCATGCGCTAGTGGCATTTCTAATCCCCATTAGGCCGTCTAAGTCATCCTCAGTTAAACCTGCGTCGAGCAGAGCCTCAGCAATCTGACCAGGAAGTTTGGCGTAGGGATAAGCAGATTCGAAGCGATGTAAAGTTGACTGTGAAACGCAAAGGCTGGTGCAAAAGTTCGCCTGTGACGGCCAATTCCGTATACGCCACGTCAAGAAGTCAAAGTTCCCGACAGGCGGGAGTGGTGCTAGGTTTTCACGGACAGTGTGCTGCCAGGCGAAATACTCGTCTCGGATTTCGGAGTGGTCTAAACCAAGGGCTAGTGAGACTTTCCCGAGAGGTTCTGCAAAGAGACCTTGTTCTAATCGGAGCACGGATAATCGACTTATTCCAGTTCGTTTTGCCACATCAGCCTGAGAAAGCTTTTGCGACAGGCGGGCTTGCCTATAAGGATTCAAGTTATCACCGTCCGGTGAAACATGGGGATGGATGGAATTGGGCGAAAGATTGATCGAGTAGAGAGGCATTGTAATCTCCTAGGCTGTGGATTTGGCAGGTAATCTTAGCCTAAAAGAGGGGGTTGTTTAGGCTCTACCCATAGTATACACGGACTGAACAGGTCTGTCAAGCGGATAAGTATACGTGCAATGTTTTTGGAAAATCTCGTGATTTGACCGCAGACTAGCTGCGGGTGGAATTGGGCGCGGGACAAGATGAATCTACGACACTGTGCTACACTTCTCCCATGCCCATCCACCACATCACCCGCCGGGAGGCACCTGTGTTTTACATGTACGCGACGGACGGCAATTCAGTGGCGACCATGCCCATCATTGCCAACACCTACGCGGCTGCGAACGAGTCAGCCGTCAATTGGCTGCGCACCTACGATCACGGATTCATTCAGGCTCGCGTGATTGGCGAGGCCAGCAATCTCATCATGAAGGACGCGCGGCCCGAGGCAATCACGCGATTCATCCTGCCGACCGACGAATTCGCCACGCGATTCCTCGCAGAGTGGGAGTGGCTGCTGGACGCTGCTGAGATTGACACGCCCGAGGAATTGCTCGCCGCGCCGCACATGATTCCCGAGTCGTGGGTCGCCCAGGATGGGGATGAGTTTGTCCCCGCGCATTACTGCCTCGACTGCAACCGTTTCACGGATCACGACACCTGCGATCCCACTATCTGAGATTGGGGCTTGCGCGAAAGCGCAAGTTCCACTCAGATTGTTGAGGCGCTCCGCGCCGAGTAGAATTTGTCAAGTCCGTCCGTATACTGAGACGTTGGCGCGCCAGGCTTGCAATGTCAGCGTGCGCCCGGTATTGTTTGTGTTGTCAGCAAGTCACCAGTCGAAAGTCTAGGAGAATCCGCCATGAAGAACCCTCGCCCCGTCTTTGCCGAGCGCATGAATTCCCTGTACTGGCTCATGGGATACAATGCTGCCGAGCGGGGACTTTCGCCCCGGGACCGTTTCAAGGCAGAGCGCCACAATGAGCAGTTTCGTTGGGGCTACTTCACGTACATTGCTGAGACAGAGGAAATCCTCTAGACTTCCCCCGCGCGGGGATCACGCCACAATCTTTGTTCCCTCCGTTCTCTACCAATCGCGCGAACGGCGAGGCGGACAGGAATTGTGAGCGGGAATTGGTCGGCCGACGGGCCGGCCAAATTCCGCCCGGACATTATAGCGCCTCCGGCGCCCGGGTGGAGTTTGTCAAGTTGATCTTGTATTTAGCAATCTGTAGATTGTTGTCTCACCATGCGAGACGAGTGCGCTAGGATTAGGTGGGGCCCCGGTTCGGGTATACACTTGAGTCATCGCAAGGGGGACAGGCCCCACAGAGACAGAGTCGAGAAAGGGTAGACAGTGACCAAGCGAGAGAGTAAGATTCAGGTAGAGCAGGCGGAGGGTCCGCAGGCCGAGAGCGAGGAGTCGATCATGACCGAGGCAGACACAATCACAGAGGCGGAAGCCGCCGAGATTGTCGAAAGTGACGAAGAGTCAACGGAAACCGAAGAGATTGCGGAGCCCGCTCCCAATCTCGACGATCTTCCCGAGGGCAAGAAAGTTCTCGCCCTGGGAATCAAGGCAATGGCAGAGGCTGCGCAGACGGATTACCTCCGTGTCTACGCAATCCTGAATGCGCAGGGCGACCCCGAGAAGTTGCTGGCCGCCGCGCGGGAATCTTCCGAGGACGAGAACGTCATCGCAAAGGTGACGGAAGCGCGGGAATTGCAGGAGAGGGTCGCCGCGATTCTCGCAGAGGCGGACGAGATTCTTCGAGAGACGAACGCCGTGGACGTTCTCTCGGACGAAGATCTCGCAGCCAAGCGCGAGGAACTGGACGGATTCAAGCAGACGTTCTTGGATTCCGTGAACTACGGAGACGAGCACGTCGTGGACGGATTCGGGCGACTCTTCGAGGATCTTCCCGGGATGCGCAAGCGGCGCGCAAAGTCTGCTGGCGGGTCGGATTACACGATGACAACGTCGATCAAGCCAAAGGTCGCGGAAATCACCGTGGACGGAACCGACGTCAAGAATGACAAGGGAAACGCGACATTCACCTACCTGTCGCAGTATCTCAAGAAGATGTCAGGAACCGCCGTTCCCGTCGGGGATCTTCACAAGGCCTGGCTCGCGGCCGCTGGCACGGACAATGTCGAAGAGGTGAAGGATGACGTGTTCTTCACTTTCCCGATCGGCGAGAAGTCCTATCAGGTGAAGATCGTTCCGAAGGAAGCCGCCTAAACTTCCCTTCCCCAAATTCCCGGCCCTCGAAATGAGGGTCGGGAATTTGTGCTGTTGATCTTGAAAAATCCACTCGGACATTGTATCGCGCGGAGCGCGATTCCTAGTGGAATTTGCGCATTGTTAAGTGTTAAGTTAGCCCGAGATTAGCAAGCGCACGAGCACGACAGGCGTTGTGAATTAGCTCACGCTAATGGCAAAGTTTCAGGCATACAATCTTTTGATCTTCCAATCATTCCTCCGTGGGGGGGGTCGTTCCTTACCCCCCCACTGCGGAGTGATCTTGGTCGCCGTGCAAACTCGTTTGAAACTGTTTTCAACTATCGTGCCTGGTCAGAGGCACGTCAGTCACCTAGACACTAAGATAAGTCATGGAGTAACCATCACCCTAATTACCAGACCTGAATCCATGATCTTGTAACTACTTACATTCGATCAAGGCCCTGACCAGGCACGATGCAAGATCATCGTTATGTTGCAAATAACTTGATTTTAATTAAATACCATGTTTTCAAACATTAGGCCTTGACAGTGAATTGTATAGGAGTATAATGGAGTTAGAGAGAAGGGAGGCCCAAAATGGGCCGCAAAGAGGTCGTTGCTGAGCAGATTGTTCATTGGTTTGAGGACAATAAGACCGATGCTACAATTGAGGAGATAGCAGCGGGTACTGGCGCTAGTTATGCTACGACTAGGCGGGCGGTGATTGAATTGTGTGAGAGAGGGATGCTACAGAATCCTAATACCCTCCAGTTCAGAAACGTTAAGTACCGCTTAACTGGCTCAATATCACGGATGCCATACTACAAAGGAATTGCTGGGGATAATCTTCCTATCTCAAATATCTGGAAGATAATGACCAGCATGGCTAAGGTGGCGCCGGATAAATTTGAGCCGAAAACGCCGCGAATCCTTGGCTACACAGGAATAGTTAGACTGTTTGCTGCTGCTATGTATGCATCGCAGAATGACAACGATAGTGCGAGGCAAGCATTGACTGCGGCTAGGAGAAACCTCATCCAAGCAAGAACTGCTGCTAAGGCAGACCTCATAATGCTTGAGAAATTTTTGGGTGACCCTAAGTTGAACCCAAACAACCCACGACAGATGATTCCTGTGTTACTAGAAGATGAGAATAATCCTGTAGATATCCGTAAGATGTTAGAGGAAATGCAGGAAATCAGCAAGATGATTGGAAACAAAGCATGAGACGTGCACTAATTCCCCTCGACCCTAGAGATAAGTTGGCCTCCTGTGGCGTACAAATCTATTCAGCTAGTTTGCCTAGGCCCTGTCGGAATAGAGCCGTAGGCAGGCTGTCCCCTGAATTACATGCAGGACTAATTAGGGCGGGCGCGAATCTAGATCCTGACAATAGAAATCTCTGTGAGTTGCATGCTGAGGCAATTGGTCAGTTTATCTGGAACACTCCTATTCCTAAGAGCGATCCGAGTGGAGAGAGTTAAGGACAATGTGTCTCAGCATGCGAGACGCCCTTGCCAGAACAATTCACTCATGTTACAATGGAGTATACCGAGCAGCACAACAACTAAAGTCGAGAGGTAGAAAGTCATGAGTGAGAATCTCCCCGAGAAGTCCTCATCCGAGATTGCTGCGGATCTTGTCAAGTTCAAGCAGGAAATGGAGGCGCTGAGGGAACTCATTCAGCCATTTCTAGACAAGAAGAATGAGATTCAGGGTGAGATTAAGGATCACCGACAGGAGATTGAGCGTCTGAATGCTCTCTCTTTGTCTATTGATATGAAGGTCAAGGATTCCAAGGAGAAGATGAAGTCTCTGGAATTCGACCTCAGCCGTAAGTCTCGTGAACTAACAGCCGCGCAACAGCGCGATGCGATCCGTGAGGAATTCGAGGCGAGCAAGAGTGAGTTCGAGCGAATCACCGCAGGTGCCCCCTGGCGAGAGTTTGCCTTCGATCACCAGATTAAAGGTGCCATGCATCTTGCCGCTGCCCGTAGAGGAATTCTCGGTGACAAGCCAGGATTGGGCAAATCACTCACAAGTATCATATGGGCTGACATGCTTAAGTCCGAGCGCATTATTGTTGTCCTACCCAAAGACACAATGTCCAATTTCAAACGCGAATTGGAGCATTGGGCTCCTCATCGCTCGGTGTTCCCCATCGGCGGTGAGAAAAAGTCCACCAGAAATATCATGCTCAACATGCTCAAGAGTATGCCGAACTTCGTGGCGCTATTCAACTACGATGCATGGCGACGTGACGCTGATTTGCTGGATGATATCATTGCCTTGAAGGCTGATACGATTATCGTCGATGAAGCGCACAACATGAAGAACTTCTCAACTCTTCGGGCGCGCGGGATTCGCAAGATAGCACTCACGGCTAACGCTTGCTTCAATTGTGGGGCGGACGTAAAGATTGCTAGTGTGCAGGGTAGTTCATGGAAAACCACCTACGAGTGCATCAATGCTGATTGCAAGACGCAATCCGAAAACGCATTCGACTTCTGCTCCATCAAGAATGTCATGCCCATGACTGGCACGACAATCGTGAACAAGCCACAGGATTTATTCCCCATGCTGAATCTCGTTGACCCGGTGACATTCCCGTCCGAGATTGCATTCCTCAAGGACTTCTGCTACAAGGATAGCTATTCCAACAAGTGGAAGTTTACTTACGGTGGCCAAGAAAGACTCATCAAGAAACTACAGACTCAGTTTCTTGTGCGCACACGTAAGGATGCAGGAATCATCCTACCCCCGCAGGACGTGCAGGTTCACGAGATTGAGTTCGATCACGAGAAGTATCCTGAGCAGTCAAAGGTGCTCAGCAATCTCAACACCTATGCTCAGATTGCGATTGATGATGAGTCAGCGTATGGAATCCTCTACATCATTGAGTTGATTCTACGCAAGCGACAGGCGTTGGTCTGGCCTGATTCAATTCAGATCAAGAACCCGCGGACCAAGGAAGTTCTCTACAAAGTCTCAGCGCACGAGTCAATCAAGGTAGACACTGTGATTCACTACGATGAGGAATCACAGGAATGGTCTGGCCTTATCCCCGATCTAGTTGGATGGGAAGATGACGCATCTGCTGAGGATATGCTCAATAATGGCGAGAGAATTGTTGTGTTCTCTCAGTTCATTAGTCCCCAGGAAGAAATTCTGCGCCGCTGCCGTGAGGCTGGGATCGCTGCTGTACTATTCAACGGTAGTACCCCTGACCATATTCGGGAGGATATCAAGATCGACATTGATAAGAACTATGCCTACCTCAATGGTCGTAAGCCAAAATATCAAGTCATCCTCGCACATTACCAGGTCGGGGGTGTGGGACTAAACATGACTGATTTGAGTCAGATGATTATTCTCGACAATCCTTGGAACCCTGCTGGTGAGGAACAAGCATACAATCGTATCGACAGGATCGGGCAGACCAAGGAAACTACTGTCCACGTTCTAGAGGTACAGAATTCCATCGACTCATGGATGCGCAGCGTGATTGAGGACAAGCGCGATATGATTCAGGGATTCGAGAAAGAGCAGTCAGTCGCACAAGCATTCATCGAGGCTATGCGGAATGGAGAGATTCTCTGATGACAAAGCGAGACGGCCCCTACTACATCAACGATCACGGCCTGTCGGAAGATGAGGAAATCCAACGCATCAAGAGTGGTAGTCTTTCCTTCAAGATTGTCATTGTAGGGAAGGCTATCCCTCCACAGGATTTCGATGACGATGAGCGATTCGGCGCTAACCTCGCGGATCAAGTGGATGAGGCAATGTATCCCATCATCGACGAACTCAACAAGAGACTTCCTCATCTAGTTATCTATGGAGAGGTACTGTGAAGTACGATAATGAATGGATCACCCTAAAGGTGCGCCAGATGCAGGAGAAGGAAGTGCAGCGAATCCGAGCGGAATTAGCCAGGGAGGGATCGGATGGGAAGTAAACGAGAGGATCGGATATTCGCCGCAGTCAACTCACGATTCAACCAACCACCTACAAGAAAGCAGAAGATCATGCCCAGCATTGAGCCGGAGTTCTGGTTCCAGACCTACGCCAACATTGTGACTCTCACGAGTTACATGGCAGACAACAACATGGACGCCCAGGAGATTGCTGACGCAGTCGAGAAGCCCTGGAAGTTCACCGAGATTTTCGAAGAGGCTCAGGCTGAGTTGGACAATGACTGAGAAGTCTGACCCAACAGCAGAGGGTGCATTCTTTGCAGACGTGATGAACGATCTGTACAAGAATGCAGAGCCAGAGGCAATGGCGAGAATCTACATCGACCTCACGACTCGTGATATCTACGAGGAAGTTGTAGACCTCCAGAAGTTTGATCCGCTCCGAAAGTAGCGGGAGAACGCCTGGCAGGGGCCCGGTAATCCGTCCCCGTCGGATAAGAAAGTCCCTGCCAGGTCTTGTCCTACTACAGTCAAGGAGTTCACAGTGGCAAAAGTCAGAGTTATACTGCTCTCGTCCGATGAATACTTGGACTTGTGCAGGCTGCTAAATATGGCAGCAGCCAGTCGATCCAAGCCGACAGCAGACCTCGGAAGAGAAATGCTGGAGATGATTACAGACAAGTCCATCGCCTCAGATATCAAGGAGAAGCCATGAAGGACGAAGTTACTCACGTCGTTGTTGATATGCGACGGAAGAAGTCCAACGGATATGTCATTGCCATGTTTGTTTATGGCATGGCAAGTAAGGCCGATGCTCACGAAAGGGCCGCGCATATCCGTAAGTCGAGCATTAAGAAGCGCGGAGAAATCCGCTACGTTCACGTTCGAAGGATTGTTCTCTGATGCCACTCAACTTGGGCAAGGTAGTCTACACTGGAAATGAGCACGTCACCTATGAATTGGTGCCGTGTCCTGAGTGCGGATCAACAGGTGAAATCACGCTACGTCGGGATGCTCTAGAGGCGTATCACGATGGAGCTTTCATCCAGCACGCTTTCCCGGAGTTGACCCCAGATATTCGTGAGCGCATGATGACGGGAATCTGTGGCCCTTGCTTTGACAAGTTGTTCGGAGAAGAGGATGAGTGAAGCACGGAATCATTCAGCATCGTCGAATCGTAGGCGTGCGCCGCGTAAACTTTCGCTTACAAGAAAGACGCCGCCTGTCGTAATCATTAAGCCCGCAACTAGGGTTTGGACTACAGCCCTAGAGATTGCTGGTGGTGACACTAGGAGATTGGAACCTCTCCCTGATGGAACCGTACTTATTCACAATGAGAGGGTGCGTTAGTTGCCTTCAAGGATTTCATTCGGAGTGTAACTTCCCGAATGAATGTTGCTGCAATGAGTCAAGTCCTGAGTCTTTACTTAGCGTTGTCCAGGCGCCAGGCTTGACCACAGAATTAGATATACCTAGTGGGGGTTTTACAACAGCCGAAGAATACTACGCAACGACTGGGCTGAAAGATCCTCATTCAACCGGAAGAAAGCGAGCGAAGGAATTATATCCGCTGGATTACGACGCACCGTGCGAGTGGCGGTACTTGAAGTTCGCTGGTGGCGGGGAATCCCCAATCGTAGGTTGCACGAGTGGTAAACAACAATCGAGGCATCATGGTCCTAACAAATCCACCGTCTGCAACGAGGAAGGTAATGTCCATCGCATCTGCCACGACTGCCACAATGTTTACCACGGGATTAACGATCCTGGGTATATCTGGGGTGACCATATTCGGAGGAATCCTCATGACAGTGAGAGTCTCGCAAGCGATGTTGAACTCGCACAAGAGGCTATCCGTCGAAGTAAAGGTATCAAGAATGTATCTAGGAATCAAGGCGACTGACCAATGATTGCCCCTTGACAGCCTAATGTTCTAATGCTATACTTGTCCTATAGACGGAGAGGTCGAAGTGGAAATACGAGAAAGAGACGAGATAGGTAGACGAATGTACACACCTGAGTTAATGTCAGAGGTCTGTACTTGTACCAAAAAGTGGGGTTGGACAGCGAATCCAGCAGGTCCAGATTTTGTTTGGGTCGATGCTCAGTGTATGAAGCCTTCCCGCTATTCAGCAATCGAGGATTGCGAAGAGTGTGGAAGGTTTTTCTTTTGGCCCAAGATTGGGCTTCGCTGGGCCTGTCCAGATTGTTTACCTGATGAGTGAAGTTGATTGGGCAGCAGGGTTATTTGAAGGTGAAGGCTGCCTTACGCATAGAATACCGCCTAATCTGCGCCCGGTACTTATACTAAACTCAACAGACCTAGATGTTCTAAAAAAATTTCACAGAGTTGTGGGAGTAGGTCATATGTGTGCTCCCAATATGAGAAAAGGTAGAGTTCACAAGCCATACTGGCAATGGCAAGTTAGCATTCGTGAAGATGTAGAGTATGTAGTAGATTTGTTCTGGAATCACTTAGGCGACCGTCGTAAAATGCGTGCAACAGAGTTAGGTCTGGCACCCAATCAAGGAGTCGAGAGTCAAGATGACAATTCACAACCGCCTGGTTAATCCCCCTCATGCGGGAGACGGCGTGAAGATTATATCCAATTCCGAGGTCGCTGCTTTCCTAGGTTGTGAGCGGCGACACTACTATGCCCATTTGTTGGACGGGGGGTACGCGCCGAAACAATTTAGCACAGCATTGTCCCGAGGATTGATCGGCCACGAGGCATTGGGGAATTACTACGAGACTCTTCGGGACACCCAGGATATCTCGAAAGCGCGCACAGTTATGGTGGACACAGTACATTCTATGGCGCTGGGGTTGAATCCTGACCTCGAAATGCTAGGCGGATTGCTCACTCTGCTCAAGAGATATGTAGACTACTATGGGGAGTCTGACCTTGAAGCCTGGGAGATTCTCGCAGTAGAGAAATACTATGAGGTTCCTCTGACTGATGACTTCAAGTACGGAATGCGACTTGATTTGCTGGTTAGAAACCGGCAAACGGGTGAGGTTTCTGTTGTTGACCACAAGTTTATCTATGACTTCTACACGGCCAATCAGTTACTTATTGATGCCCAACTCCCGAAGTATATCAGCACCGTCATGTTCAACGGTGTCAGAGTTCATAACGGAATCCTCAATCAGATCCGCTACCGAATGAAGAAAGGTGGCAACACTGACGATGAGCTGTTTCGTCGGGAGTATGCGGTCTACACAATCAACACCAAGGAACTCCGTAATGTGATGCAGGAACAGATCATGGTGTCCGAGCGGATTATGGAGCG